TTGCAAGTTGATTTGTGTGACCCACCAAGTCGGTTGCTTGCTGTGTCGGTATCGTGGCTTCTGTGCCATTGTGACTGGTATCCAGCCTGCTATGTAGTAATTGGGTGCTCTGCCTGTTACTAGCACGGCAATGTCATTGGGTCTGTCGTACTCATAGACGATCAGCTGCCCCAGCTCATACTTTGTCCAGCGCACCTCAATAGCTGCGCCAACATCAGCCTTGACTTTGCCTTTGTCCTCAAATGGGTCAAATGGCAAACCAAAGTATTTGGCTACTGCCCACTCACTACCAATTGACTCTGCTAACTCTGCCAAATAGGTCATAAATGATGTTTCGTTGTAATGACCTTTTGACTCTAGCAAATCGCCTTTGTCGCTGGTGATCTTGACAGCTGCAACCATGCACACACACATTTCATTTGCTGTGAGCTTGATTTTCAACGGCAACCACCGCAAAACCAAATAACCTTTTCGTGTTTGTCATAGCCTTTTTGGTAGCCAAATGAGTCAAGCTTTGTAATCTGTGAGCATTTGTCACACTGCTCTACCTTGTACTCAGCGACTACTTCACCATTGCAAAGCAGCTTGCACATCATTGTTTTGACGTCGATCATCTCCATGTAGTCACTCATGGCAAACGCACAACCCATTGCCCTGTGCTGCCTAGCTGATACCAAACAGGCTCGCACTGATTTGCTTTGGCTTTCTCGGTGCAGAAATACCCGCCCCAAGCTTTACCAGTTTTGGCTGACTCGCCTGTTTTCCAGACGCGTGTGCCATGCTCGCAACGTGGCTTTTCCTCAACCAGTTGACCGCCCAATTGGTTTGCGATCTCGTCAATTGAGGAACCCAGCGACGGTATGCCAGATTGCTCAGCTTCTCCTGCTGTGGCGTAACTAGGCACGTCGCCGTGCTTTGTTGTCCAGTAATCATAATCAGCCTTGACATCAGCTGTGGCGACCTTTGTTGACAGCTTCTCGACCTGTTCCATTGTTTCGCGCGTAGCCTTTTCTGTTCCGCCCATAACCAATGCCATGACGCGCATCAAAGCTGAGGTCGTAGTGTCCTCGACAAACCAGCGTTTCATGTTTGGGTTGTAAGCTGCAATAAAGCCGTATGCGTAATCAATTCCTGCTGGCTCGATCTCTGACTGATTGCGCCAAGCTTTAGCCTGTACGAGTATGTAGCCTTTCTCAGCATTGAACTCGACAATGTGTGCCTGCAAACGTCCCTCTGGGTACGTTGAATTCCAGCGATCTGTGCGCTCTTTGTTGCCCTCGTAGTTATCAAGAAATGCCATTAGTCAGCCACCTTGTTTGAGATGTGACGGCTAATCGCCTTACGACGTGCCATGCCTTCACGCTTGCCTTCCTTAAAGCCTTTGGCATAACCAGCTGCACCGCCAAGCACCATAAGAAAGATTACGCCAACCAAACGACCCAAAGTTTCTGGGTCTAATAGATCAAGTACCATTTAGAATTCTCCCGATTTCTAGGCGGTAAGTGTTACCACCTGAACTCAGGGTGACGCATGATTGGCGCGCGGTCAAGAACCTTGCGTGTTTGTCGGCGTGTCCTGTGGCTTTTGCTTAGATTTGAGTCCATTGCCAGCCAGCACACCGCCGAGCGAGCCTGTAAGAAAGATTGCAAGTGTTTTAAGCAAGTCAATAAATGCCGCGTCATTGGGTGCTTGTGCCCCAATTGGCTGTGTGACAAAGATCAGCGCGTATGTAATGCCAACGGTTACAACCAAAAACACCGCAGCTAGTGTTGCCCCAATAATCAGGATTAGCTGTGCGTGTATTTCCTCTGGTGATTTGCGACGTGCTGGCTTATCACGGGTCAATGCCAAGTAGGTCGTCAGTGCATGTTCCAGTTGGGAGGCATTGCGGTTTCTGACACTCCGCTTTTGACCAGTTGTCGAATTCTTGACACTCATAGCGCGTCCAGCCTTGATACCCGCAAGCGGACAGGATTAGTGCAAGTGCCCAAACCAACCCTGCCGCCGCAAGTTTCTGGCTACTTCCCCAAGTTGCCAAAACTTTTGTCTTGTGGATTAAGCCAGCGCAAAATGACTGGTGCAACAGCTGCAACGCCTGCCATTGCTAGTGTCTTTGGGTCAGTCACACCTGCCATGTATAGGGCAAGTGCTGCTGCCATAAATGATCGCGCCCATGAGGCTGCTACGGCTTTTGCTTGTTCCATTTTTTGCTCTCCTTTTTGACTGCGGCTGCTTTTGCAGCTGGTGCATCTACCTGTGGAAATTCGCCCTTGTATGGCACAAATTTAGGTATGCCAAAACCGACGATCTCCTTGCCCTCTCCGTACGATCTGACCTTGACCATAACCATGCCACCATTGCGTTGATCGCCTGTCCCAGACGTATTGCCTTCAATGGTCAAACATGTCTTTGTGTCAATGAGTCCGACAACAATGCCAATGTGTGAAATGCGATCTACGCCGTCATGTGGAAAGTCCATGAAAGCCAAGTAGCCAAGCTGAGGCATAGTTGACCAGCGTTGCATTTCCTTAAATTTATGTGCGCCAACAGCTGTGCCAACAACGCTGTGAATTTTGACACCAGCTTCGTTTGCGCACCAATTGACAAATGAACCGCACCACGGCAAGCCGTCTGCCTTTGTAAATTTGCCGTATTTGGTCAGGTTGTCGCCTTCCTCAACCGTTCCGACTTCAGCTGCTGCGACTTCGATCAATCGTGCATTTGTTCCGTTAGGGTATTTCATGGCGTTTCCTCAATTGGTGGCATTATCCATTGGCAAGTTTCGTCATCAAACCCAATGTTTCCTTCGGGTTCGGGCGCAATAAATGCGTCGCGGGCTTCATCGTATGTGTAGCCAATGCCTGCATAGTTTTTGCGAATGTTTCCGTTGTAGGAAGTGCGCTTGCAGCTTTGACCTCTAAAGTTGCCATACCAAGTTTCAGGATCTAAGTTTTCAATTAACTCAGTTTCGTCAATGCCCACAATAACTTCAGTAACCTTGCTTGTTTCGTCAATAAATGCGTAATGTGCCATTATGCCCAGCTCACATTCCCTGTGCCAGCAGTGATTGTTGTAACCTTGTAAAGTCCATCTGTTGCTGTCGATCCAGTTAAACCTGCACCAATGGTGATTGTTCCCGCTGCTGTTGGGTAACGCAAAATAACAACACCTGAACCGCCATTACCGCCAGTGCCCGCAACTTGGTAATTTCTTCCGCCACCGCCACCGCCTGTGTTTGTGCCGCCTGCGCCACCGACATTAGGAGATGTAGAAGTGGTTACACCATTTGCACCACCACCATTACCACCAGTACCAGCAATACTACCTGCGCCGCCTGCGCCACCGCCACCGCCACCGCCCCTAGTGACTGACGTACCAGTAATACTTGAAGCGTTACCACTACCACCATTAGCACCATTGTTACCAGGTGAATTGCCACCAACACCACCAGCACCACCACCGCCTGAACCGCCTAAGGTTGATGAGGTTGTACCACCAGCAAAACCTTGAGTAGGAGAAGCAGCACTACCACCTGCAAAGTTTCCATTGTGACCACCGCCACCGCCTGAACCGCCTGTAAGTCCTGCACCAGTCGCGCCCGCGAAACCACCGCCACCGCCACCTGTGGCAGTTATCGTGCTAAATACTGAGTCACTTCCGCTATCGCCTCGCGCTTCATTTACACCTGCGCCACCAGCGCCAACTGTTACTGTGTAATTTGTTGAACGTGATAATGTCAATGCAGTTTCTAAAGAACCACCGCCACCAGTATTTGTTACGGTGCAACGCAAACCACCAGCACCACCACCGCCAACGCCACCAGCACCACCACCTGCAAGGACAAGGTAATCAACGACTAAAGGTGCAGCGGGTGCTTTACTTGACGCGATAATGCCTGGAATGATCACGCAATGTCCCCAACAATTGTGAAGGTGTTTGAACCAGTGCAAATGATCGTGCAAGCCGAATACTGCGCACGCAATTTAGGTGCTGAAGCCGTTGCCCCTGTTGATGTGATTGTCACGCCTGAACCTTGCGCAAATGTGACCTGACCTGCGCCAATTTGCTGAAGGTTGATGATGTTGCCAGTTGCAAAAACTGAAGGTGGAACGGTCACGGTGATTGATGAAGCATTTGACGCTGTAACCCA